CACCAGTGTAGTACCATCCATTTCATAGCTGCCACCGTTGCCCCCAGAGGCCGTGGTGCTGCTTGGAGATATTCCACCTTGACCACCATAGGCAGTGAGGTATGAGCCAAAAGTAGAGTTGCCTCCAGATGCGGCCCGCACGTTTGTTGTATCCGTGGTTCCGCCAGCGCCACCAGTAGCAACACCGACCGCTACAGTCGCAGTAAGAGAAGAAGCCAAAAACTGGTGCGTAAAATATGCACCGCCGCCGCCGCCACCTGAAACACGATCCGTCCCAATAGGACAACGGTTTCCACCGCCACCACCGCCCCACGCTTCAACGATCACAATCGCGTCAGCAGAAATGCCAGAAGGCTTCGTCCATGTGCCTGATGAGGTAAAGACTTGGTAATCGATCGTTGTCCCAGCCGGAACAAGGGCAGCAATAGCCTGAGCAACCCTTAAAGGTGTCGTGGCCTTTGTGTTGTCTGTCCCAGCTTCCGCTTCTGCTTGTGTCGCAAAGGTCTGGTTGGGTTCAAACTTACTGTTCGTTTCGTCAACAGTGCCAAGACTAATCCAAGCCGAGTTAGCCTCGTTCCGCTTCCATAGGATGTTGGTGTCGGTTTCATACCAGAACATGTTCGCATACGTCGTCGCGGGGGCGGTTGTCCCGCTGTTCTGGCTGACGATGGCTTGGAACAAGCTGTTGAGGTCAGCACGCGCTGATGCAGATGCTTGGTTGTCGATCACATAATCATGCTGTGCCATCTGTCACCTTTAGTATTGGACGCGGGCCGTCAGCCCAGTGATGCTGGGAGTGACGCCCGCCGTTGTCGAGATCAACTCTACCTTGAATTTGAAGGCGCGTCCATAAAAGTCACCAGCCTTGAAGCGCTGCCATGCGGACCAGTTGTTCAAAGCGGGGTCTTGCTGAGTTATAGCGATGTAAGGGATCACATCGACATCTGGGATGCCGCTTGATCCGCTCCAATCATCCCAAAGCCCCGGCCAAGAATCCCAGAACACATTGCTCGGGAACATGGTGTCCCAGTTGGTCGAGTTTGCGTCGATCCTCGTAAGATCGATGTCGATGCGCGATCTCACTCGGCGAACAGCGCCAGTGTCGATGTTGCCATTGAATTCATAGGTGGCCAGCGTGGGCGCGGGCGAGGTTGTGGTGATCCGCAAAGAACTCGACACCACCGAGCAGCCCGTTTTGGTGCCGGGGAAGGTTGGGCTTTCTACGTCAGTCAGGTTGTTGGCGAAGGTCTCCAGCGCAGCCGCTGGCACGACAACGCTGGTATATGACGCAGAGCCGTTCCCGGTCTTGTCATACGCCTTAATCATATAGGTGCCGGGGCGCGTCGGGACAGACACAGATGTAGCTGGGCGCGACACCTTGGGAACAGCCGTCGTGGCGCTGCCAAAAGTGGCACCAGCTTCCGCAGTAGAGTGTCGGACCAAGTAATAGGAAAGGTCCAAGCTGCCGATGGCGTCCCAATCAAGGTTGATCGTTGCGCCATTGAGGTTCGCAGACAGGTTTGCCACATCGTCAGGAGGCAGAATGATGCCAGCAACCTGAAAGTTCAGAACCGTGGTCCACGCAGATTTCACGCCAAGCTGGCTGATAGACCGCGCCCTGATGTCGTAAAGATCAGCCTCAACGTCCAGCCACTCATAAGTGCCGAGCGGGCCAGAGTTGAGCGGCATGAATTCAGCAGCCGAGGAAAGCTTGCCCTCAACCTCAACGCGGTCAACGAACAACTCGTCGCTCACCGTGGTCGTGATTTCGATCACGCTTGTGACCTTCTCACGATAAACTCTGGTCTTGTAGATGACAGACAGGCCGACAGTCTGCGTGATGTAGGAACTTGGCAGGTTGGTGTTGTTCGCCAAGATCGCGCTTTCCTCGGCAGTCCAATCGAAGGCCGCCTCGCTGGTCTCGCGTAACTCCATCCTGACCCGCAGATCGCCAGCCTCGCCATCAGCAAAGAACGACCAGCCGACGACCTCAAACTCTTTTGCGGACCAGCCATAGCGGTCGATGGTCAGGGCAACAATGTCGCCAACCTGCACGTTGAAAGCTGCCAAGCCAAAGTCGGCGGAAAGCATCATCTGTTCACGGCCTCGGAACAGGGTCAGCTTGGCTATGCGCTGTGCGCTGGCTGCTGATGTCGTGAAGGGCAGCGCCAGATCAATCGGGCTATCCACGCCGTTGTCTTCAGCCAAGAAGGCTGCACTGGTCAGTTTGGGATAGTCAACGACAACATAATTCTGGGCTGCATCGTTGAACGTGCCGACGACAGAGTTAAATATGCTGCTCATCGACACGCGGGTTTGCAGCGAGATCGGGCCACGCAGATCATCAAGCGTCAGGGTCTTTACGGGCGGCGTGTAGTAGCCGACCTTCAATTGCCATTCACCTTGGCCCCAGAACGTCGTGCCAGCACAGCAGGTCATCATCTTTTGCAGCACGTCACCCGGCGTCATATCAGCCGTGAATGTCCCGTTCATCGTGTATCGTTTTTCGGTGCCTCCGACAGCCAAAGTCACGTTCTCGTCGCAGACGTTGGCCGACGCAGAGAAGGTGGTGTCATTGACGGAGGTATCACCCAGACCTTGGCTGCCAGTGATGTAGTCCCGCACGCAAAGGGCTGCGTTGGCAGAAAATGCCGTCGATGTGGTGCGCGGATCATAGACCTTCTTGCCCCGCACAACAGCCGTGAAAAGCGGGATGCCGTTGGGGAACACGTCGGTATCGTATTCCAGCCGGATGTAGAGATATGCGATCCCATTCCCAACGAAATTGCTATTGATCTGGGCGCTTTCCGCAAGAAGCAGAGCCGGGGCTGTGGTCTGCGATCCAGTGTATTTGACGATGCGAATCTTGCTGTTCCAAGACTGCGACGTGACAAAGCCGCTGCCGTTGATCGTGGCGATCTGGTCATCGATATAGATGTCGTCGATGGCCTGAACCTCATGCCCTGCAAGCGTCAGGATGATGTGCAGGAACTTGTTGTTCGCCCCGGTGGCCTCAACATAGGTGATGACGCCACCCTTGCGGACAGTGCCGTAAACGTAGTCATGCGGGGCGTCGGCCTCACGGGTGTTGACAAGGGTGCCTTGCACGCTTGCGCCGCTGATTGACGGCCTCGGTGCCAGCGCCGACATCGCCCAAGACGTGACAACAGTGGTGGCAAGATAGCCAACGGCAGTTGTTAAAAACGCGCCAGCCGCTGCCGCCCCGGCCTTCCCAAGAATGAAGGCACCTATGGTAGCAGGGTCACGGACCAAGTAGCCGGGATGCGAAAGGCTGGTCGTGCCTGTTAGCAGCTTTTTAAGCGGCGTCATTTCTCACCCATGCGCTGTCGATTGTCTCTATCGGGCAATATACCACGCCGGACGCAGAAAGAAACGCCGCGCTTGACCCTACCGATATCCCGAAGCCAACCCCAAGATAGCCCGCCTCGACTGTCTCTGGGCCGCCGATGACAAGAGCGCCCCTCGGCGGAACATTGTGAGCCTGCGTGAGCCTGTCGCGCAACATTTCGTCAACGGCCTGATAGCCGTATTCGCGCCTGATCTGCTCCCGTGTCAGCAGCTTGCCGCCGTGCATGTATCGCCGCAAAAGATCGTCGGCCCAGCCAACGCCGTACATGGCCCTGAATGCCTCGTTGGTGAAGATCAGGCAATCCCAATCCCCCCAAGAGAAATGCCTGTCGCCAACCTGCTTCAGGAAGGCGTTGAGGCGCTTTATGTGGTCGTCTTGCGTCCCCACGGAATTTGCTTGTCCTGAAGGTCTGCCACGAAGCTAAAGAACGTATCTGTCGGATAGCGCGACTTCTGGCTCTCATGCGTGTAGCGACGGCTGCGAGGTCTGTTCAGTTCTACCAGCTTGCTTTCGACGGTCAGCGTGATGTTCGATGTCTCTCCGCTGTCTTCGATCTGCATGGTGTTCATGTAGCCGCCGAACACTTCCACGAAGTCATTCACATCCGTGACGCCCCACAGGATGCGGCAGGCTCTGCGCTGGTAAGGCTCCGAGAGAGCCAGCGCAACGATGCTGCTGCTGATGCCATCAAGGCTAATCGTGGCTTGCTTGGCCGACAGGTTGTTGACCTCCTCCAGACCGCTGATAGCCATCAGCGTTCCGACACCGACATAGGTCTGCCCGTCAATGGTCCTGTCGCCATAGCCTGTCCAGAGCCTCACAGAGCCGCTGTCGAAGCTCATTTCCACGGCATAGAACGGGCTGACGACCGATTGCGCCAGTGCCGTCAGAATGGCTGCTGGAACTGATCTTGCCATCAGACGGCCTCCATCGCGCTAAAGCTGATCCCGTAGATCGAAGCCTCGTTGATCGACCATGACGATTCGTTTCCTGACAGACGCCAGAGGCCAACGGTGTTTGAGACAACAACGGCGGCATTGTCAGCCGGAGCGGTGCGGATGCTGGGCCAGATGTCCAGCGTTACGTTGCCGCTGCCGTCACTGTTTGCGTCTGTCAAAACCTTGTGGAGCCGAGATGACCCATTGCTGCCAAGCTGAATATAGTCTCCAGCCTTTAGCCACCCAGTGACACTATTTGTCGCCCCGTCGATCACCAGAGACCCGCCAGTTTGGTCCGCTCCGTTGACCAGAGGCGTCCCGGTTGCCACGCCTCTGGCAGTTTGGCCCAAAGGGTCGCCCAGCAAGAACGTGCCGAGTTGACCGCGCAGGCTGACCAGCCACGCGATCCACTGCTCCGCGTCTGCACGCTTCATCGGCGGCAGGGTGACATCTGCCTGCCACATCTGGCCGGGATATGCGAAGGCCTGCCCCGCGAAGGTGAACGGCGATCTGCTGTAGGCCACCGCGTTGGTGGCCCGCAGTTCGATGCCCCTGATGCCCGTGTGCGACGGCAGGGTCAGAGGATATGTGATCGTCATGCGTAGCCCATCCCATTGACGCTGCGCCGCTGTGCATCGAACACGGCGGCCTTGGTGCTTTCCACAATCTTCGGCAGCATGGCTTGGATTTCCGCACGGCTCACGCCAGCGCCGAAAGTGTTCTGCTGGATGACCGTCACGCCCTGACCGCCGCCCAGCTTATTGTTGGGGACAACCTGCGCGTTGCGCGATGGCACGACAAGCTCTGGCCCGCGCTCACCGACCATGTAGGCCTGACCGCCAGTGACCGGGCCGCCCATAGCCTTAAAACCAGCAATGGCAGGTGCCAAAGCCGGGAAAGCCTTGCCGACGATGCCCATGATCCCGTTGACCAGCCGCTGCACCACCAGAACCTCATAGAGCTTCATGATAATGTTGCGGGCCATGTCTCGGAAAGCGTCCTTGACCGACTTCGTGCCATCGACCATCGACATGAAAGCACCTGAGAAAGAGTCGCGGATCGTGTCTGCGATGGCCTTCATGTTTTCTTGCTGACGGGTCAATTCCTCAGTCGCAGCCTTCGCCGCGCCGCCAGCCTTGTCAGCGGCATCTGCTGATGCTTCGCCGAAGATGTCCACCTCGGTAGTGCCAGCGGTGACTGCCGCGTTAAGGGCATTCCAAGCACCAGTAACCCCACTCCACGCAGAGGACACCTTATCTCCCGAAGCAGCAAAAGCGGCAGCAGAATCGCTGCCAGCATCAATAGATGCAGTGAGCCAATCATTGGAAGCAGTCATAGCCCCGGTCGCAGCACTCTGAAGTTTTGCTGCAACATCTGGCATGAAATCCTCAATGGCATTGCCCATTGAGTTCAGCATCCCTGACCATGCCCAAATAATGTCTGAGATCATTTCCATGAAGCCAGACTTTATCTTGAGGAAAACGCCATTTAATGCGTCTGGCAGCGCCTTTGCGCTCTCCGCCATAGCTACGAAGACAGACTTCACAAGATCGCCAAGTAGCTTCATGGCTTCGCCAAAGCCGCCCGCGCCTTCCTTGAGGCTCAGGAAGAGTTCAACTAGCTTTGCCAAACCAAGAAGAAGAGCAATTGGCAGCAGGCGCATCATGGCCGCACCAAGCGCTTTTAGCGTACCCGTAAGACTGATAGCTGCAAATTGCAGCCTGAACATGATGACCTCTTTGGCCACCAAAGCCCTTCCCGCCAAAACTGTCTGGTAAGCCAAATATTGGGCTGCGGCTGCACTTGCAGTAACAGCCGCAGCAGAGATCATAGCCGCAACTTTTAGGGCAGCAAACCTCAGAGCAAGCAGGCCCACAAATATAAGAACAGTGTCGATCTGGCCAGACATTCCGCCGAAAACAGACCCAATAATTGACCCAAGCTCTTTTATAGACGCCACAACAGCAGACACTGGTGCCTGAAGAACCCCGAGAACCGAACCAAGGTTTTCGATCTCACGGCCAGACTTCTGAGCAACAACGCCCAATGCCGCCACGACCGCGACAACTGCACCGATCACGGCACCAGCCGGGCCGAAGATTTGCAGAAGCTGCGGTGCCTGCTGACCGAATGCTTGCAAGCCGTTGGTGCCGTTGGCCACCTGAACCGCGAAGTCGCCGATCTGGAAGCCAGCCTGCTGAAGCGCGCCCTTCGCCCACTTCTGGGTTGCCGTGTTGGCAAGACCAGATGCCTGAGAGAAGCCCCTCACACTTGATGTGGCAGCGTTTACCGTAGCTGCCGTGCGAGTGACCTGATCCTGAACGGCCTTCAGGGGAGCCGTGGCGCGGTCGATGACCCGTAGGTCAAATACGAGACTTTCGCTCATTTTCCTCGCGCTCCTTCATGACGGCAAAGTAGGCCACCCATTCATTATACTCATCAAGCGAGATTTCCTCAATCTCCGAGATGGTCTTGCCCAACCTGTCCGCCAGCGCCACCAAGTTGAGCCTGAATGGGTCGGCCCTTAGTTTTTTGTGTGATCCTCGATGCTCGTCGCGTTGAACACAGCGCCGAACACTTTGGCGATCACGCCCACAGGCTCACTCATCAGGATCGGCTTGTCTTCCAGAGTGAAAGCCTTGTCGCCTTTCTCGTCCTCGCACTTTTCAATGACCATCTCGACCATCGCACCCAAGGAGGTGTTCGTCAGAAAGTCCTTGTACTTGCGCTGGACCTTTTCGATGTCCCGTGCGCTCACCGACGTGAAGAAGAGGCGAAGAGGAGTTTCCCCCTCGCCCCATTCTTCGACATCGACGAAGCCACGTTGCTGGTCAGCCCGCTTGGCTGCGATGCGCTTCGCCAGGCTCATTAGGAAGCCGTCGCTTGCGTCAGAGCGCCAGTGCCTTGCACGCTGATCGACATCTCGACCAGGCCGTCATACGAAGCCGAGATCGAGCGACCCGTCACAATGGCGGTGCCAGTGTAGTAGATGTCACCAGTGGTCGAACCCTCGGGATAGAGGTTCAGCGTGACGGATGCACCGATGGTCAGAGCGCCCTGGCCCGTGGTGTCGGTTTCATCCCACAGAACGTCAATCGTCCCGGTGTAGGTGGTCAGCGAGGACTTGTAGGTCCGTGCGCTGTCACCCATCGAGGTGTCTTCAAGGGTGTCAGCCGATTCTTCAATCGAATACGACCGAATTTCGGCGATTGCGTTGGCTCCGACTTTGACGGTGCCTTCGCTGCCAGCGTGCGTAGCCATAGCAGGAGCCTCCTTTATTTGGCTGTTTCGACATCAGTTAGACTGGTGACATACCTTACAGCAAAAGTCATCGTTGCGATGCCAACAGGCTGCTCAGTCTCACCAGAAAAGTCGATGCTCGTCGATGTTAGCACCGATTCCTTCGCAATGCCACCTAGCGTGAAGTCCGCTCCGATGGCTTCTTCAACCTGCACCGCGATGGCGTCAACCGCGCTATCAAGCGATGCAGTAGCATTCTCATAGATCGAAACCGTGATCTCGACCGTGCGATCCAAGGACTTCACGCCCATAGTTGCGCCCATCGTCATCAGGCCGGATGTCTCAGCACCAGCGGTGACCGTGATGGCAGGCAGCTTAGCCTGCGTCAGCGGATAGACCCGCGTGGCGAAAACCCGGCTGGAGACCAAAGGCACGCCAGCGGTCAGCAGCGTCACGAACTGGTCGCGTATCTGCTTTCTGACGTGGGACATTATTGCTTCTCCAACTGAACGACGGTGACGCCCGTGCCATCATGTATCCAAGCGCGAACCTTGTAGGTCACGCCGGAGATGACCATTGTCTGATCCTCTGCGATGGACGGGACATCCGTGGTGCGGCAGGTCAGCCGGGGCTGCTCCTGATGCACGGAAACAAACCCGCCAGCGTCCACTGGCACTGTCTCGTTGTCGAAGATGCCACGAATCGTGCCGCCACTGTAAGTGACGTTGACCGCGAATTCATCGACATTGAACAGTGTCAGCAGATCGGTGGCGAATGGCAGGGCCATGATTATTCCTTCTTGGCCCGCTTCGAAACTTTAGGCGCATCGCTGGCATCAAGGCCAACGCTGCGATCAGCGACGGCAGGAGCCGCGCTCTCTGGGGCGACATTAACCCGGCCCATAGCCAAGAGAGATTTTCCCTCCTGCTCGGACAGCTCAACAATCTCGCCAGCATTGCGGGCAGCGCCGCCAGCCACGCAGGATTTGAGAATCAGGTAGTTTGCCATTTTAACCTCCTGTTGAGGTTGGGGGCGGTCGAAACCGCCCCCATTCCATTTCAGTGTCATTAGACGCCGTCGTTGTTGTAGGCGAAGGACACAGCGTGACGAACCGCCACATCGACCGTCTGGAGGGCGCGGATGCGAACCGTTCCCGAGGACGAAGCGGTGTAGGGATCGACGAGGATGTCCAAGCCGCCGTACATGCCGATCAGCAGGTCCGCGAAGTTGCCGAAGAACAGGTCGCCAGAGGTGACTTGGTTCGACACGATGGCGCGGTAGCCGTTGATCGTGTTGCCCGGCTCGACCACGAACTGAGCGGTGTTGGCCGCCTTCGCAGTGGTCTTCAGAGCGCCATACATCGAGGCAGGCAGGATGTAGGCGAGGTTGCCGAGCAGAGCGTTGTCTTCGGCCACAGCGGTTTCCAGAGCCACGACTTCAGCGAAAGTCGGGGTAGCCGCAGCAAACGAAGTCGGCTTATTGACACCAGAGGTGTTCTTCACGCCGGTGGGCTGGCCCGAGGAACCCGAACCTTGCAGGCCGCCGAGGTCGATAGCGAGAGCGATAGCACGCGACAGGTCGTCACGAACCAAGGCTTCGATGTCGGGCGACGACTGCATCATCATCAGACGGGTGATGTCCGTGAAGGCACCGAGGGTCTTCGGGGTCATGGTGACCTGACCGAAGGTCGGCTCCGACTCAGACGCAGCGCCGCCTTCCGTCGAAATCCAGCCAGCCGAGGAGCCAGCAGTCTTCTTCGGAATAGCCACGTTGCCCTTGAGGCCCGTCAGCATGGTGGCGCCAGCCTGCATCACCGACGAAGCATTACGCAGCACGTCGATGAAGTCACCGCCACGGAAGTCCTGGGCGATGATGCCCGAGTCGTCCGAGGTGTTCAGGTCACGCTTTGCCCATGAGCGCAGAACGTCGCCGGGGATCATCAGACCCTTGGCATCGACGCCAGCAGCACGCTGGGCAGCAGCCGAAGCTTCGAATTCGAAGCGGGCTTCTTCCTGAGCGCGGAAGTCGGTCGGGTTCGCCATAGCGCGGATAGCAGCCATGAGCGAGAACTTGCGGACCTCTTTCTGGGTCATGCCAACTTCGGCAGTCTCCAGAGGCTTATTGCCGATTGCTTCCAGCAGTTCGCCACGGAATTCCGCGAGAGAACGGCCAGCAGCGATGGCTTTGTCAGCCAGATCACGCTTGTTGTGCGATGCGCCGAGACGGATCATCTCAGCAGCATCTTTGGCAGCGGCACGGGCAGCTTCGGCCTTGACCGCGTCCAGATCAAATTCAGCCATTTTGGCCTCCTTGATAGGGGTTGCAGGGATAGAGGTGGTCAGGTCGTCAGCCGCCGATCTGCCAACGCCAACTGTCCTGTCGGCGGGGATAGAAACGATGGAAACTTCCATAGGCATCCAAGAAGTGGCTCGGTACGTTTCCTTGCCCTCCTTGTCCAGTTTGTTGATCTGATAGCCGACCGAGATGTTGGCTCGGATGCCATCAGTCACGTCATCGAAAACCTCTTTGGCAAGCCCGTTTTTCCCAAAACGAACAGTCGCACGGAGACGCCGTGCCGAGCCATCCAAGGCAACCGATTCTACAACGCCGATCTGCTTAGTCGGATCGTGATCCAGCAGAAGCGGCGCTCGGCCAGAATTCAAGAACGACAGATCGATGCTGCCGGGCTTGTGGTCGAGAATTTCAATGCCGAAGGAACGCTCAACGGGTTCCTCGGACGAGACAGCGATCTTGACGCGCCGGGCGTCATTGTCGATCACCTTATCTTCAAATGCCATCGCACGGGTCTCAATGCCCTCACGCGAATAACGCTCGGCCTGAAGCTCAAGATCATCTTCTTGTGCCTCGGTCGGTTCGATGTGTTCTTCTTCCAGCATCGCTGCGTCCTCCATTTCACGGGCGATCATATCAAACTCACCCCCGTCTTGCATAGAGCGCGCATCCTCGGTGGCAGGCTCAAACTGGATCGGCTCGAAATTATTCCGCTTCAGCCATGCCCGCGCTTCTGCCACGGTAAAGAACTGAGTGCGGAAACGGATCGCCTGAATCTCGCTTGTGCCATCCTTGATGCCGAAGATGTAATCAACGCCACGGCCACCGCCGTTGTTGCGACGGCGGAAACTGTCGTATTGCCGAGGGTCGCGGATGCGGGCAGCATGTTCATTCGCGTAAGGGCGCTCACCAGCGGCGCGGATCGGCCTGATCTTGGTCAGGGTAGAGAAGCGGTGGCCCACCAAGGTTTCAGTGGCCTCACCGTCGCGGAAGATGCGGATCAGCGCAGCCGGGTCTTCCGGGGTGGCGTTGATCGAAAACTCGCTGTCAGGGATGCCGAGCGTGCCTTCGCGCATAATGTGTTCGATCTGGCCGCGTGCCATGCCGCCGGATGAATTCCACTCGACAAAGTCACCGAGCTTCAGCGCATCAGCAGCCGCACGGACGCTGTCATCTTCATCGTCCATGTCATCCTCATCGTCCATGTCGTCAACGATGCCATCGGCCCACGACTTGCCTGCATCGCCGCCCCAGAGCGCCCAAGCGATGCGGCCATTCGACGGATAGCCATCTTCACCAGGACGGAAGCCCTCGGCCTCCTTGTCCACCTCATGGCGGGCGAAGAAACTCTTCATGCGCTTGACGGTGCTGTCGGAAAGCTCTTTGCCGTTCACGATGTCACGGGCGCGGGCAATGCCGACCTCGGTGCCACCGCGTCCGAACTCACGCCGCCAATCAAGGCCACGCTGGGCTTCTTCCTTCATCTCCTGCGTCGGCTCATAGGACATTTATTCCTCCACCTGCGCTTCGACGGGCAGCTTCGAACCGAATGGCTCATAGGCCATCGCAAGGCCGAACTGCTTTGCCATCTCCTTGTCGCGTTCGATCTGCGCGAAGGTCTCTTCAGCATCGCGGCCATAGGTGG